CCTTCGTCGAGAAGACAGGGTTATTCTACGTACTGAGCAAGGACGTAAAATTATTGTTAAGCGAATTATTCCAGAAGAATGGCAGCCATACCGAATGTATGATTACGAATATGATTTGAACGAGAATAAGAAAGAAATATTCTTGTTTGACAGTAAATTCTTGGGCCAGTTAACTAAAGATTACGTTAGGTCTATGAGCGATAATTAATGGAAAAGTTTAATCCTGGCATTTGCGAGATTACACAAGCTATTATAATACCTTATCAAGGGTACAAAGATGGGTACATGGCGCCGCCTCTTGAAATTGGAAAAGATATCACACCTTTGATTACTGGGTTTCAAATTAACCAAGGTATGAATAATGTTTCAATGTCAGGTACTATTGATTGTATCGATAACGTAGGATTCTTAGAAAATCTTCCACTCCGTGGAGAAGAAGAATTACATTTTGAAATTAAAAGCTTTGATCTTGGAACCACAAGAAGTATAGTAGCACGTATTATTAAAATTAGTAATGTTAACAGAACTGAAAGTGGTAATGGTGTCGGATATACTTTACAATGGATCTCTAAACTTTCTTATAACGCAAACATTAAAAATATCATTACGTCTTATAATGGTAAAGAAGGTCAAAGTGTTATTGAAGATCTATTTAGTAAACATTATAGTAAGCTTACAGCAGGTAAAGAAACTTGGCCTGATGGAACCGAGAAAGAACAACCAAGTGATACGAAATCATTTAAGATCCAATCTGATCCTGGACGCTTTTTGTGGATCGCTCCTACCCGAGGAATACTAAGAGTTACTATACCAGATTATAGTCCATCTGAAGCGATCCAGTTTATCACTAAAAGGATATATTCAAAATCAACCATTGGTCCATCATCAACATTTCGTTTCTTTGAAAGATGGGATGGCTTTCATGCAGTAACCGATGAATGGCTACACGTAAAAGCTAAAGCACATGATGACGTACCTACTCTCAACTATTTTACATATTCAAGTAAGCAGCCTGAAGATGCTGCAGTTCAAGTGAGTACAATACAAGAATTTGTAAATGATAAACGAGTAGATGTTGCTGACGAAGTTTTAAGTGGTTCATATACAAATTCATTTTTAGAAATTGATTTGCTACGACATAGAACAAAACTATACACGTATAAGTATAACGAAGAAGTTAACAAGTATAAAGATTCCAGTGGAAGAACCGCTAGCTTAAGAAATGATATCCATTCAGAAGAATTCATAAAAGATACATTTAACCAAAATAATTCTAAACAGTTTATGATTATACGAGAGTATAGTGATAAAGAAAGCGGATCAGCTCAAACCGCAGACGAGAAATTCTATCGAGAAACGACTGCACATAAAATCATGTATAATCAACACGCTAACGCAACGAGTGCTACTATTGCTTTAAAAGGTCGATTAGATTTAATGCCTGGTATGGTAACTGATATTAATATACGAGAGCTCGATGCTAGTAATAAATCTGGTAGAAATAAACAGTTAAGTGGTAAATACCTTATCACCGGAGTAATAAACAAAGTTGATGGTAACGTACTAAACACTATTTGTAAAATAGTTAAGTATGATTGGAGTGATGGAGCCGGAGACCTAGGAAAGGAATAATATGAGAGGAATTGGTATACCTAATCCGATGTTCTTCATCGGAGTCGTAGAGAATAATGACGATCGACAATTTCAAGGTCGGGTGCAGGTGCGCGCGTTCGGCGTCCACGGGACACACGAGAACATTCCTACTCAAGATCTTCCTTGGGCTATATGTGTTTCAGGTCACTACGATCCAAACTCTCCTATACCACCAATCAATTCGTTTGTATTCGGTATATTTACTGATGGCGACGAAGCTCAACATCCAATGATTCTGGGAATGATTCCTACTCAGTATGTAGAAGAAATGTTTCCAACCGCTGACGGATATGGTGTTATTCCTGTTAAGAACGGAGAAGTAGCACCTCTGTTAGCAAAAGGATTTACACCTGAAGATATTGGTCATCATCAAAGATCTAAACTTGCTAGAGCCGAGGATGTCGGAAAAACTTTTCACAACCAAGTATCAGCGAATGTAAAAAGGAACCAAGACATTGCAGGTAGAGAAGAAAAGTGGGAGCAACCACCGTCTGCTTACTCTACAGTATATCCTTACAATCAGGTAATCGAAACCAGCCACCACACTATAGAATTAGATGATACACCCGGTGGTGAGCGAATTATGATTCACCATAAAACTGGTTCTTTTATTCAAATCGATGCGAAAGGTACTACTACTGAGCGGGCAGAAGGCGACCGTTATGAGATTAATATAGGAACAAAACACGAATCTTCGTCAGGTAGTATCATTACAATTAATGGCGATGCTTTTGTTAAAGTGAATGGTAATAAAACAGAAGAAGTTACCGGTAACTACAAACTATTAGTGGGTGGCACAACTGAGATTGGTTCAGGCGGAAACTTATTCTTAAATACTGGTGATGGTGCTAACATACGAGGTTCAACTGTTAAAGTTGAAGCAAACAATGATACCCTTACATTGTTTGGTAAAAAACAAATTAAGATCGAAGCAGAACAACAGATTAATAATGTTTCGAATCATATTAAAAATAACGCGTTGCAAGACTTTAATGTCTATGCTTCGAAAGGTATTAAGCTTACTTCTCCAATGGATTTTCATCTTCAGGCTTCGAATGGCTTAATGACTTTCTCTGGATTAGTTCCTCCATCACCGACTGGTACACCGACATCTCTTGCATCTGGTACTATTGGTGTTCCTACTTCTGCTGGTTTAAGTGTTATAGCACCTACTGTAAACATGGTTGCTGCTAATGGAAGCTTTACCGGTCTATGGAATGCAACTGGTATGAGCACTGGTATTTTAACAGCAACCGTTTCTGTCAATACAAAGCTTGTAAATGCTACTGTGGTTCAAGCAACAAAGGTAGGAGGAACTCGAGGAGACTTTGCGACATTAGGTGCTCCATTGCCTATTAGTTCATCACCAGGTAGTCCTTGTTCCCCCGGTCCTGGTCGTGTTACGCCATCGACTATACCTAATGTAAGCATACCAACTGTGCCAATATTAAACGTACCGGCCGTTAGTAATCCAGCCCCACCGTTGTTTCCGATGGCTTCTGGGATGGCGTATCCGAAAGGTAATGGAGACCTATTCCTAGCTCAAGTTCTCACCTCTCCCTTCACAGCGTTCTTTGGAGGAATCATTCCTCCGCTATTAGGATCCGGATACGGTATGGAAATGATCAAGGCTCCCGAGCCACCAGCGAAAAATATGTCAATTCAAAAAGATCCATTTGTAAATCGAAAAGGACATGTACCCGGCACCTTTAATACGAATCTGGAGGATTAAGCAGTGGCTAATTGTATTGACTTAAGAGATCAAATTACTCAAAATACTTTATCACTGAGTACAGGTCCTTCCGTTAACTTTAATGGTGAGTATACGACAGCTCAAATCGCGGTTTTTACCGAAGAGCTTTCGAAGAACATTGCAGAAAATGCTAACAACAACGCTTTAACTCGAATGACAAACGCGTTTGGTGATGGACTTAATAATACGGTTTCGTATTTGAATGGATTGTTTAAAGAATTAATGGCGAACAATTTAAACGACTATCCTGAAATACAAACTCGCTGGGCTTCTGGAAATATGACTGCTATCGAAGTAGCGGACTTTATGGAAGCATTTAATTATACACCACAGGGTATTGCAAATCAAACTGATTTTACTAAACTATTACGAGAGCTGAATAATTATTATACTTCTTCGTTTAGTGATAGTTTACTCGGTGGATTTTGTAGTACTATGACAAATATATTTCAAAAGATCGATGCGTTCTATGATCTAATAGGAGTAATTGATGGCATCATTACCGATGCATTAGCTTTCATTCAGAAAATTAATGAGTTTGAAGGATATCCTCCTGAAATTGCTCAGCAAGGTCTTATTACGTTTTTAATTAATCAAATTAAACAAAAGATGGAAGATATCGCTGAGCAAGTATTCCAAGAAGTTGAAGATGCGATTGCTAACTTTAATGTTGAGAATATTATCGGTGAGTTTACCGAAGGATCTTTGGCGAGTGTTAAAGCAATTATGACTGCTAAAGAACAATTATGTGCTGTATTGACTGATGAGAATAAAAAGAGTATTAAAGATAAGCTCAAAGGATTCGTTGACTATGCGGTAAGTCTATTAGAAAGCCCAGGATTAGAACAAATTCGTTATCTTGTCTTTAGGTTTTGTGCCCTTGCAGCTAATGTCGAAGCATTACTTAAAGATATTATGAATCCACTCGATGATTATGGATTAAGGTTTCAACGTATTGTTCGCCGGATGGAAGCAATCTCAAACATTAATACATCGACTGCAATTCGTAATGGAGCAATAAGATATTCTCCTGAACGTCGTGAAGAAGCCATAAATAGATTAAGAGCTATGTGGGATGGTGATAACAACGGAGAGGTCGTTACCTCTACTGGCGAAAAGCCCATAGCAGTAAAGCCGATTACCGCAAAGGAATATCAAGAACTTCCTGTATGTGGTAAAGTATTTAAGTCTGGTCATAAAGGGATTAAAGTTTCGGGTGACTGGGTAGAAGATCTTGGAATTACAGGTTATACACGAATTGATTTAGATGTTAAAGTATATCTAATGAGATTGAGAAAAGTACTTGGTAAAGATATTACTATTACCAGAGGGTGGTACAGCACGGAATATAATGAGAAAGTGGGTGGGGATCCAGAAAATAGTCACTTAAGTGGGCTTGTTATAGATATAAAGAACGATTTTAGTTTTGATATTCCGAGCGAAGACTTGGATGTTGTTACTTCAATCGAAAGTATAGAAGACTTTCAAGAACAAGCATTTAAAGCTGGATTTAAATATATCGTCATCAAAGACGATGAGATTCATCTAGACATCAGGAACGTACCAAGATGACAGTAGTAGTTAAAACGCCAGTCAGTAAAAGACCGACACTATATGCGGACTTTAAAAAAGACCTGCAGATTTCTCCTGTCTCTCAAGACCTGACTGTAAACAAAGACGAAGCTGCTGTTAAAGAAGCGATTCGTAATTTGCTATTAACTGATCCTGGTGAACGTCCTATGCAGCCTTTTTTAGGTGGTGGCATACGAGCTTTATTATTTGAAAATGTGACACCAGGTACTCTCAAGTTAATAGAAGAAAAAGTAAAAAACACGATAAAGAATTACGAACCTAGAGCTGAACTCATTGATGTTTTGGTTTCATCTATTATTGATGATAATACAGTAAGTGTAAGAGTAACATTCTACATTAAAAATACTAGCGCGCCAATACAACTAGACGTCATACTAGAAAGGATAAGATAAAGATGGCCAATCCAAAAACTCCAATTACGGAACTTGACTTTGAAGGTATTAAAAGTCAGTTAAAAACGTATTTAGCGCAACAGGCACAATTCAAAGATTACAACTTTGAAGGTAGTAACATGGCTGCTTTGCTCGATGTACTCGCTTTTAACACGTTCCAAAATAACTTCTATACCAATATGGCAATCAACGAAATGTTTCTTGACTCGGCCGTCATTAAGAACTCCGTTGTTTCCCATGCTAAAGAATTAAATTATATTCCAAGATCTCGCAGGTCAGCTAAAGCAACGATAAGGCTTGTAATTACAGCGCCTGATGAAGAAAACTCAACCATTACGATTCCAACCTATAGCAGCTTTAGTTCAAGCTACCAGGGTGAAACATTTAATTTTGTCACTGAACAAACATATGTTGCTCGTAAAAATATTGATCCAATTACACGTGAAGTAACTTTCATCGCAGAAAATGTAGATATTTTCGAAGGTCAGATGTTAACGAGCTTCCAGCGAGAAGGATTTATTATTGATGCTGATGGAGTATTACGAGTCTATCTTTCAAACAACGAAGTTGATACAAACAGTATTGTAGTATTCGTTGATGCTGAAGCAACTGAAGATCAAAACGTCTTTACACGAGCAACTACGATTTATGGTGTAAAACCCACGGATCGAGTATTCTATATAGAACCTTATTACGATGATCGTTATTCGATTTACTTTGGTAAGAACGAGTTTGGTTTACAACCTCAAGAATTCGAAGATGTCCGTGTAAGGTATCGTATTTGTTCAGGCAATGAATCAAATGGTGCTAGTCAATTCTCAGCCGGATTTTTAGAAAACGCTACTATCGAATGTCAAACAACTACAGCCGCAGCCGGTGGTGAAGAACGAGAAAGTATTGAGAGCATTCGTTACTTCGCACCTAAGGCATTGCAAATTCAAGAACGAGCTTGCACAACTAAAGATTACG